GATGGCAAGGTCGATGGCGAGAAGATTGTCAACGAGCTTGCTAAGCAATACGGCGGCTTTGTGATCGGCGGTTCGCCTGCCGGTGCTTATGGTTCCCTGGTGGCCAGCATTGAGCGGCTGATCGATCCAACAACCCGTGACGTGCGCACCAACCCAGATTTACCGATGGGCGTGCGCGGGTTCTACGAAGCGTTCAACCGCTACCGCACTCGCCTGCCCTATGCCAGCGAGGCACTACCAGAAGCGCTCAACCTGTGGGGTGATCCGGTGGTGGCTAGCCAGGGCAAGGCCTACGAGCTGGTGCTGCCGACTCGCGTGAGCCCTCAGCAGTTCAGCGAAGTCGACGACGCCTTGGTGCGCATGGGCTCACCAGTCGGTATGCCTGAGCGCAAGATCGACGGCGTGGAGATGGATGCGTTCCAGTACAACAGGCTGCTGACAATCTACGGCAAAGAGCTCCCGGCCAAGCAGGAGATCCTGAGAGTGATGCAGACGCCTGGGTTTGATCTGATGAACCTGGACGACCAGCAGAAGACAGTACAGCGCGTGCATTCCAAATTCATGGATGCAGCCAAGAAGCAGCTGCTATCCGAAGACCCTGTCTTGCGAGCCAAGATTGACGAGCTCAAAGAGATGCGAAAAGCCAATGGCCTGTACTACAAGCCATGAGTACAATTTTCAATAGCGAGGATTGAGCGATGGGCGTCCCAATCAATAACGTCCCCAGACGAGCGGTGTACAACCCGAGCGGCACTGGCCCGTACAACTTCAGCTTCGAGATCCTGGCCGCGACCGACATTGCGGTATATCGCGGATCGACTCTGCTGACGCTGACTGCTGACTATTCGGTGACGATCAATCCCAATGGCACAGGGTATGTCACGTTGGTCACGGCGCCAGCCGAGCAGGTCGCCATCGTTGGCAATCGCACGATCCAGCGCACGACCGACTTTGTGACTGGCGGCGACTTCTTCGCTAACTCGCTGAACGACGAGCTTGACCAGCAGACGATCTTCGCGCAGCAGAATTCCGAGTCGGTGGCGCGATCGCTGAAGGCGCCGGAATACGATCCGGCGTCAATCAACATGACCCTCCCGGCAGTCGGCAGTCGCATCAATAAGTATTTGAGCTTTGATGCAAGCGGCAACCCAACGACCAATGCTGGTGCGCCCAATACTCTGTACTACGGATCAGCTGCCACTGATCCAACCACCCGCCCAGATGGCACGGCACGAGTGATCGGAGATCTGTACTACAGCAGTTCGGTCGGGGTTGTCCGCGTGTTTACGGCAGGCGGGTGGGTCAATCTGGGTGGCGGCACTTTCAACGTGTTCAACACGTCGGCCACAACTGGGCAGACCATCATCACAACTGATTACACGGTCGGCGCGGTTCAGGTCTTTATCAATGGTGTCCTGCTGTACAACACCGAGTACACGGCGACCAACGGCACCAGCATCACGCTGGGCACCGCTATGTCATCAGGGGATGAGATCACCGTTATCAGTTTCAATCAGATTGCCTACGCAGTTCCGGTGACGGTAAGCACGTCAACCCCCAGCGGTTCCGCAACAGCTGGCGCCCTGTGGATTAGGATTTTCTGACATGGCTAACCTGTGGGTCTACGACAGCGGCGCGTGGGTAGAACCCAGGGCTGTCTATGCCGCCAACAGCTCGGGCGTGTGGAAATCTGTGCGGCAGATATACCTGTTCCGAGACAACGCTTGGCAAGAAGTATTCGACCAAGAGTTTGTGCCAACCACTGAAACTGCCACATCGATTATCAGGGCCGCTGTAAATATCGAGCCGCACAAAACATATTGGAACCAGACTATTGATGGCAGAAAACTTGGAGATCTGAGTGGTAATGGGGTGATTCAATCCCAAGACGCTCTTGAGATGAGCAAATATGTCGCCGGCAATTTCGCTGGAATGGTTCCAGGTGCTCAGGCATGGGTTGAAAGTACCGTCATCCCGTTTGCAACAGTAGATCCGCCACCATCGATATAGATAGCAACGATTGCCCGCGAGGGTTTCAACGTGTTCAAGAAAAGTAAAGGACACCGCAATGGCAAAGACTAGGAAACTGTCCAACCTACCGAATGCGCCGGCATGGATTGCGTACCGCGCCACGTCAGATCAGAGTGTCACGAGCGCCACATGGACAAAGTTCCAGGCGAACACGGAGTCGCTCGACACGGCATCCGCATTCGATAGCTCGACCAACTATCGGTACACCGCGACCACAGCTGGCTACTACCAGATCAACGGCACGGTTTACGTCAGTGCTGCAAGCGGTCTGACTGCAGTCGGTGCGAAGCTGTACAAGAACGGATTGCCTGCGATTACTGGAACATTGTGTGCGCCATTGTCTGCGACCGAGGGGTGCGCCACGATTTCTGCGCTGGTGTATCTGAATGGCACGACCGATTACATTGAGCTTTGGGGATACGGCACCGGAACTACGGTGGTGTTCAAGGCTGGCGCAGACCTGAGCCATTTCTCTGGGACGATGGTGCGTCCTGCGTGATGAGGTGATCGATGGCAACAGCGAACGAAGTGGAGGCTCGGCTAATGACTCACGAGGAAGTATGCGCGGTCAGGTATGACGGCATCAACGCTAGGCTCAAGCGGCTCGAGCAGATCCTGATCGGCAGTGCAGCGTTCATCATCGCGTTGTTGCTGGGCCTTGTGCTGAAGGTCTAGCAATGATCGAAGTCGCCGTTGCACTCGCTACCGCCCAAGCCGCTGTTGAAGGAATCAAGAAAGCAATCTCGATCGGCAAGGAAGCGCACGAGTGTCTCGGCGAATTCATGCAATTGTTCGACACCCAGGAGCAGCTACAAAAGGCGTCGAACGAAGAGCGCAAGGCCAAGGCTGACAAGCCGCAACAGTCAGTGATGAGCGAGGCTCTCGAGACAGTCATTGCTGCTCGCAAGGTGCAACAGATGACTGAGGAGCTGCGCCAGTTCCTGATCTGGTCTGGCCAGGGTGATGTCTGGGATCAGATCCAGTCCGAGCACAACGCAATCATCCAGCGTCGCAAGGCCGCAGCTCTTGCTGCTCAACGTGAAGCAGAGCGCCTAGAAAAACAAAAGCGTGAGCGAGCGCTGATTGCAACGGTGATCGGAACCGGCGGGATCATTCTGTATCACCTGGTCAACTACATCATCGAGGCCTGGCCAGATGGAAAATGATGAAGACAAGGAAAGCCGGAAGGACGCGGGCGCTCTCGGGTTCATGCTTGCGGTCTGCGGGTTTGTGATCGTTTACATGTTGTATTTGCTGGGGCAATGACATGCGCGACCTAACAGCGGAGCAGATTGAGGTCAGGGTATGGGCAATCATTGCCCTGTCGCTCACGTTTATTTTGGTTGTCAGCGTAGTGTCGATCATCTTGGGCGTGCTGTTTGTCGAGCACGACATGGAGAACATCGCGCCCATCGACGAGAAGTTTCTGTCAATCCTCAAGGACGTGATGATGCTGAGTATCGGCGCCGTGGGTGGCATTGCCGGCAGGCAAGGCGCCAAAGCCGCAGCCAGTTTACTAAAGGAGAAGGGTGATGATTCCGCTCGGGCCATTACTTGAAGTTGGGGGCAAGATCTTAGATCGGGTGCTGCCTGATCCAGTTGCAGCTGAAGCAGCCAAGCGTGAACTCGCAAAGCTCGAGCAGGATGGAGAACTCGCCAAAATGGCGCAGCAGACCAAACTGTTTGAGCTCAATGTCGAGAACACAAAGTCTGCTCGGGAGATGCAGGTTGCGACCAGAAGCAAGATCCCCGCACTGCTTTCCATTGTGACTGTCGCCGGGTTCTTTGGCCTGCTGGTTGGATCTGCGCTCGGGTACATGCAGCTGACCGGCAGCGACGTGATGATGCTGTTGCTTGGCGTGTTGGCGCGTGAGACAGCATCGGTCTACAACTTTTGGTTGGGCTCATCCAACAGCAGCCAGCAAAAGGACTTGATGAAAAAATGAAAGAAAACTTTGAGCCGGCGCTGGAGGCAGTGCTGCACCATGAGGGCGGCTTCGTAAACCATCCCCGCGACCCTGGCGGCATGACCAACCTGGGCGTGACCAAGCGCGTCTGGGAAGAGTGGGTCGGCCATGAGGTCGACGAGGCCACCATGCGCGGGCTGACGCCTGATCTGGTGGCGCCGCTCTACAAGGCCCGGTACTGGGACAAGGTGCGCGGCGATGACCTGCCCGCAGGCGTCGACTATGCGGTGTTTGACGCAGCCATCAACAGCGGGCCAGGCCGTGCTGCCAAGTGGCTGCAGGAAGTTGTGGGCGCAGCGGCTGATGGTTCGATCGGGCCAGGCACGCTGCGCAAGGTAGCCGAGATGCCTGCCGATATGATTGTCGCCAAGTATCAGCAGACCCGCTTGGAGTTTCTCAAAGAGCTGCCGACCTGGGACACGTTTGGAAAAGGCTGGGGCCGGCGAGTGATGGATGTCGCAACCACTGCCGGCAAGATCTCACGCGGCGAACCGTCAAGCCTGGCCTGATTCTGCTGCCCGCTCCTCTGGCGTCAGCATGGCGCCCAGGGCCGAGATGCGTCGGTTATAGCTGCCCATCATCGCGGTCTTGATCACCAGCGGGACGCGGCCTAGCGTGGCTTCATTGACTTCGCGCAGCTCCCTGAGCTTGGTCATGCGCGTGCGGGCTGGTGACCGGCCTGCTTTGGCAGTCTTCTCGGCCAGCGCTTCATAGGCCTCAGCCCACGCTTCGATGGTCGGGTAACTGGCTAGCGGCTTGTCCTGGCCTGGCACCATCATTGGCCAGCCCGGCGCCCCAGGCGGGTTGCCAGACTCGGCAATGATCGCCTCGCGCTCGAGCTCCTCCTCGGTCACCTCTTCGATCTGTACGACCTCGATGCCGGCGGCTTCGACCTGCTGCCGCACTTCCTCGGGGTCGACGGTGTCGGCCAGCTGCTGCTCGATGATGATCGGGTCGCTGGTCTGCTCGATGCGGGGCGGCGCGATCGCATCCAGGGGATTGGCAGGCTTTGCCGGCGTTACGTCGCGCATCTTGCGCGGCTCATCGGTCGGGGAGTCCTGGGCTTCCTCGGCGGTGATCAAGCCCTTGAGCACGTCAGGGAAAGCGTCACGCAAGGCGAACCCGCGAGCCCGCATCTGCAGCATCCGCTTGGGGTAGGCCTGCCACGGCCCCTGCTTGCCCCATAGACCGGCCCTCTTGGCGTCCTCGACGGAGAACTTGGCAACGACTGGCATGCGCCCCTTGCGACGGGCAACGCAGACGGCTACCGGGTTCGGCGTGCCTTCGCCGTCAATGTGTTCATCGATGCCTTCGCAAAGCGGTGAAGCCTGTACCAGGGCCATCGCGGCGTCGCCGTACACGCTGGGCTTACCGTTGATCACTGAGATGTTCTGCAACGCCTGCATGGGCGCCAGGCCGATTTCGTACCCCCATTGCACTGCAACAAGGATGTCAGCGGGCTTGCCCTGGTACTGCTTGGGCACCATGCTGCTCGAGGCCAGGTGCTCGCTGAACTGCATGGCCTCGGTGAGGGTGGCGGGCGCGAAGCCCCGGTGGGTAGTCAGTTGCATTGCTGCGCCTCCTGTGTGAGCTCTGCTTTGATGGCCTCAAAGACAACAGCAACGATTGAATGAACAATCTCCTGTGCCTCATCGATTGAGATCAGTGGGTCGGCTGCGCGGAGCGCTTCGATCGCTCTGTTGTTTGCTGCTTCCAGGTCATCGTTCATTGTTTTGTTTCCTTGATTGAGAGGGTAGACTGACGGACAGAGTAAGCCGCTTTGGCAGGGACTTGTTTTGCCGGTTGTGCGGCGTAGTTTCGCATTGGCCAGCGGATTTCGAGGTTGCCGGCGGTGCCACGATTGGCAGTGCGCAGCATCGTTTTGAGCTCCATCTCAGCCTCTTCGCGCTCGCGCTCAGCCTCGGCAATTGTCTTCTTGATCTGCATGATCTTGCGGGCCAGGCGCTCGCCCTCGGTGCCCAGATCAATTGCAGCCTCATCGGCCTGCGGGAACATGCGATCAGCGTCCCTGCTGCTGGTCGGCGGGTACCACTCGATGGTTTGACTCTTCTTCCAGATGTCCAGGCGGCGCTGGAAGTCGACGGTCACGTCGATGATCTTGTCGACGGTCGGCTGATGCGGCGCGAACAGGAACAGCCGCAGCTCGGTGCCTTGGTACAACACTGCAACGCAGCCCCAGCGGGCCTGCATGATGTCCATCTGGGCCTGCAGCTGGATCGGGCCACGGTAGAGCGCTGGCACGTCCTCCGGGGCTACGGCGGTGAGCTTGGCCTCAAGCACGCCGATGCCGGCCAGCTCGATGCTGTCCTGACCGACGACGCAGATGCCCTTCTCATAGTCAGACGTAATGATCTGCCCACCACCGTCAGCGGTGCCGTCCAGGCTGCAGCAAAGCGGCATGTCCGGATGGAACTTAGCCTCTGGGTAGTCGGTGACCAGGTCGACCAGGCGCAGCCGGCGTGCGGCCTCGCGCAGGATGATGGGCTCGAGCTCATTGCCCCAGGCCATTGCCTCATTGCCGTCGGTGCGGACTGATTCGCCGCGCATGGCGCCGATGCTGAACTGCAGCTCATCGTTGGGTGTGCGGTACTTCGACAGGCCCATCAGCCCAGGCAAGCGGCTTGCGCTGAGCATGTCGTCAGGTGTTACTTTGCTAACCATTTGATTCCTCCTTAAGCAATACGCAATAGTTCGACAGATCCACCAGTGATGCTGCTGCTGTAAGAGCTCGGCCCCCAAAGTTGATGCGCGACAGACGTGACTGTCGACTGCAGGTCAGTCAAATCAAAATGAGCAGGCGGTATCACGGCCACGTCCCCAATGGCCAATGATTTCAGATGGGGCCGCACATAAGCAGACCGTTCTCCCCATTTGTATTTGTTTCTGAACTTGCGCTTGCGTAACGGCGCTATTTGCAGCTGCCCATATTCATTGCCGTCTGACGCAATGACTTTGTACTGGCAATTTAATGCGTCCAGAATTTTCAACGCATGCGCCAACGATTTGTCCTTTACTGACATCATGCCTCCCTCAAGGTGTAGACACGCACTGCTCGCGCATGTGCGGCTGGATGAAGCGCCTCGGTGTACCCGATAGCGCGGAACTGCTTGCCGCGTAGCACTGCCCCGTAGACGCTTGGATGCACGCCTGGCGGAAGTGGCATCTGCTCGCGGATCTCATTAATGCTGACGCAGCCGTCACGCTTTGCAATCGCCACGGCAAGGGCTCGGCACTTGTCGATGACTTCTCCATGCGTGACGCTGAACATGGCCAGCTGCGAGTCTCTGATTGTCCGTCCTGACTGGTTCATAGGATGAGCCCCAGCGCCAGGATGACGCACAAAACGATGGCCGATGCCATCAGCCAGGGATGGCGATCTGTGCGGGGCTTGGCCAGCAGCAGTGCCTGGGTGAAGATCTCCTCATCGGTGATCTCCCTGCGCACTCGAGGTTCCCAGCGGGTGCCGATTGGCACCTTGCAGAGCGGCTTTGAATCACGCATGTAATGCCTCCATTGTGGTGATCAGGTTGCGGACTTGCGACGGCGACCATGCCGCGCCGCCGCGTGGGGTGGTGATGCCGCGTGCTTGCAGGGCTGCGGCGATGTCACGCAGGGTGTGGCACCCGGCGCGTTGGATGTCAGCGATGATCGGCGCCAGGCGCTGGGCAAACGCGCCAGCACGGGCCTTTATAGCCGCGTTACCAGCAGCGCTGCCGCGCTCAGGTGTCGGGCACCCGAGCTTGACGCCACGGGCCTTAGCAGCGGCCAGGGCGGCTTTGGTACGGCGGCTGATCTCTTCGCGCTCATGCTGGGCAACTACGGCGCGGATGCCGAACTCCAGGGTGCCGGCGTGCGGCATGTCAGCGGCAACGATCTGCACGCCAGAGTCGCGCAGGGTCAGCAGGAAAGCAGCCTGGCGCGACAGGCGGTCGATCTTGGCAATCAGCAGGGCAGCGCCGGTACGCTTGCACATAGCGATGGCAGCGGCCAACTGTGGCCGGTCATCGTGCTTGCCTGATTCGATCTCGGTAAATGAGTGAATGATGCTGTCAGCATAGGCTTTGACTGCAGCCTGCTGGGCCTCGAGGCCAAGGCCGGACTGGCCCTGGCGCTCAGTTGACACGCGGAAGTAGGCAACGTACTTGGTCATGATGTCCTCTATCTGGGATCAACGGATGACGACGGGCGCAAGCAGCAGGATTGGCAGCAGCGCCCAGGGTGAGCCGGTGGCGAGTGCGGCGCCGAACCCGACGCCGACTGCGATGAACGCAAGGGTGCGCATTATTGCGCCGCCAGATGATCAGCAGCGGCGCGGATCATTGCCTGCATCGCCGGTGATTTGTAAGTCTGCAGAGCTTGGTCAAAGGTCGCAAACGATTTGCCGAGCCCCTTCCAAACACGGTGCGAAGCGTTCTGGCAGCAGACCCAGATCGGGCCGTTAACGCTCTTCCAGATCTGCGCTGACTGCTTACCGCAGCGCAGATCAAACATGTGAGCGCCGGTTTCGTGGGCTTTGTAGGTGATGAGAACTTGCATGTTCAGACTCCTGTTTCTCGGTGGTCTGCGATACCACAGTGATACCGCTGAAGCGAATACTCTCACGCTGTTTTGGGCTTGTCAAATACTGTGTGCATTAGGGCAAACCCTGAATGACATGGCATTGATGACGGACAAGGGTGTATCCTCCCGAAATCATTGCGATACAAGAGGAGCGGGATGGATTCCTACAAGCCATTCATGGTGCGGCTGAAGCCCAGCACCAGGGAGATGTTGGACAAAGCGGCTGAAGACCAGCGCCGCTCGAGGGCCAGCATCATCGACGAGCTGATACGCACGCACCTGGCGAGCAGGTACTCAGACGTGCATCAGCGCATTGAGCGCTTGCTGGCGGGCCAGAGATGAGCTTGGCCATCTACTTCGTGGTCGACGGGCCTGCAGTCGGCAAGGGCCGGCCACGGGTCAGCACGATCGCTGGCAAGCCACGCATGTACACGCCGGCCAAGACACTCGCATGGGAGCGCTTGGTTGCTGACGCTGCAGCGGGCGCGATGGGCAGCATGATGCCGTCAGAGCACCCGTGGTCGATCAGGATCTGCATCTTCGCGCCAGTGCCTGCGAGCTGGCCTAGAAGGCGCCAGGTGGCCGCGCTGGAGGGTTTGGAGCAGCCGGGCAAGCCAGACCTGGATAACGTCGCCAAGGCCGTTTTAGACGGTCTGAACGGCATCGTCTACCGCGATGACAAGCAGGTCACCAGGCTAGTGGTCGAGAAGCGCTACGACTTGAACCCGCGCACCGAGGTTTACGGATACGAGGTTTGCAAGTGAATGACGGTTTCAGGTTTTGCACTCATTGCCAGCAGCGCAACAGGATCGAAGGAGGCGCCTGGCGGGTCAGAAACGAAGGACGGCACCGCAGATGGTTCTGCGGCTCTTGTGTGTCACGGGTGCGGGCGCGTTCACTCGAGCGCCAGGCTGGTGACGCTACCGGACGGCAGGCAAGTGGGGAACCAGTCGGAGGCGTACCGGGCGTGGACAGAAGCGAGATGGGCCATGACGCTTCCTGATCGTGTCGACAAGCGTCGCAAGGGGCCGCACATATCAAAGCGTGAGTACCTGGAGAAGGTGCGTCAGATACGCGGTGATGCAGCTGCAGATCAGTTGCGAGCAGCGATGGTGGAGTTGTGGAAGAAGCGCTAGAGCCCATCGAGCTGCAGGTTCCTGGCAAGCGCAGGGTCAAGCCTCCAGATCCGCCGCGGCAGGCGCCCTTCATCGTGTTGCCGCACAAGGCCGCATTGGATGAAACCCTGTCGGACGGAGCATTCAGGGTATTGGCTGCGGTTGCGACATTCGTGAACCGTGCCGGGTTTACTTGGGTTGGGCACAAGCGCCTGGCGCAGGAGATGCACGTTGACCGGCGAACCATCACAACCCAGATGCGCAAGCTGCGCGAGCGGGGATACATCGAGATTGTCCGCAAGGGTTGGCGAGGGCACCACAACAACACCATGCGGATCATTTACGACCCAACCATCAGCGCCGATGACGCGCTGGCAATCACCAGCAGTCAAGAGGACTGCCGGCCACCCATCATCAAAGAGGAGCAAGACAGGATGTCACCCGAGGAACAAAAGCAACGCATCGCACAGATGCTCAAAGGGGCCGTCAAGACCATGAACAGCCCACAGGACAACCGCCGATACCAGATGCCAGCATCAGGCGAAACACTCGCAGCCAAACGCATCAAAGCAGGCATGAAGAAGCCTCCAAAACCAGTCAACACCCCTGCCGATAAGCCTGTGGATAACCTGTGGATAACTTCTGATGATAGGGGAAAGCAGGTAAGCGCTAAACAAGAAGAAGAATCTATAGAGGGTATATGTAATAAGGTGTTTAAAGAAAGAATAGATAAAGAGGTTAATAACTGTTTACAAGGGTTATTGTCATTGCGCGAATTCAAGGAGCTGCTTGACGAGGTTCTGGCACGCAGCACCGCTGAAGGCCTGCCGACCCCAAAGCTGGGCGTAGCGTTGGATGCGGTGCTCGACCTGTACGGCAAACGGGTCGAGAACGCGTTAGATCGGCTTCTAGGCGACGATCACGCCCAGGTTGATGGGAAGGTAGCCAAGTGACCTTCCAGCGCGTTGTAGGCCGTTTAAATCGGTCTGTCCAAATCGCAAACGAACGTATGGGTTTTGTACACCCTAGGCTGACGTGTCCTGGTGAGGCCGATACCCGAGCTCTGTCTATGCGGCTAGGCGTGCGGACACGGGACGCGTCATGCGGCTGCGTAAGGCGATACCCCTTCCCCTCCCCCGTCCAACCGTAGCGGTGGGTGCCTATCTCAATTTTTCCCCTCTTTTTTTGGAGATTGTCATGGCGTATGAGATGCGTGTTGGTCAGGGTCAGTTGTTCAAGTCGAAGAATCGGAAGTCTGAGAAGAGTCCGAATCTGAGTGGGAAGCTGATGTTGCCCAATGGTGTTGTGGTTTATGTATCCGCGTGGACGAAGGAAACGGCTGCGGGTGAGAAGTGGATCAGCCTGCAGCTGGGTAATGCGGTGGATGGTCAGCAGGCTCACCAGGCTGCTGTAAAGGATTCTGATGAAGAGATTCCGTTTTGAGGTGAGTTATGACTGGTGCAAAGAAGGTTGGTGAGAAGTATCCGGTTTTGAATGGTTGGGGTGGTGTTCGTAGTGTTCAGCGTAAGTTGAATCGGTCACCGACGATTATTCAAAACAAGGAGGCTATTGCATATCAATTGCTGTGCATGGCTAATACGAAGATCACGGATGTATTGGAGTGGGATGACGAGGGTAATGTGAAGGTGAAGGTTGCCAGTCGGATTCCTGAGCATGCGTTGAATGCGATCAAAGATATTCAGGTCACGAGAAACAAAGATGGCAGTCAGACCTTGAAGATTGAGTTATTCGACAAGGTGCAAGTGCTGAGATTGTTGGCGAAGGCCAGTGGGTTATTGGATCGGCCAGAAGATGATGAGAAGCCGAGCGTGATTGACGTGAATGTTGTTGCACCCAGGGGGGAATCGTGAGTGTGTGTCCAGAGTGTGGGAGCTGGGACAGTAAGGTGCGGGAAAGCAGAAAGGACACGAGATTCGGATGGAGGTGGAGGCTGAGGGATTGTTTGGGCTGTGGGCATCGGTGGAGTACTTACGAATGCCCGGCAGAGGGGATGACAGCAGAGGGGGACGCGAACCCGGAAGGAAGGCTGGAGAGATGAGTATCAGATGCACTGAGTATTCTGTTGATAATGCTGACGGTGTTTCTATTGATATTCGGGCTGATATTGGATTGAGTGATCACATATTCTTTGAGCTTAACCAAGATGGCCATGTGATATTGGCGACTCTTGAATGCTTGCGTGATTTGGTTATGGCGGCTGAACAATTAATGGCAGCGAGGAAGAAATGATTGATTATGCTGAAGGCTATACGGAACTGAAGCGCCTGGTTGATGAAGTATGGAAGGCTATGGTTGACCAGAGATTCTCTGATGCGAGAGCGTTATGCGATCAGATCGTGGTTGAAGCCAGGATTACCAAAGCCCAGATCGGTGCTCAGACGAGGGAACAAAATGAGCATTGACGTGATGAAACAGGCGCTGCACACGCTAGAGGGCTGGGTAAATCACGGCGATTGGGTTTGGCCTGAGTCTGCGCTGGAGCAGGCAAAACGCAACACAACTGAATCCATCACCGCTCTCCGCGCTGCCATCGAGCAGGCTGAGAAGCGCCAATGGATCGGTCTGACGGATGAGGAGATTATGGAGACCGTCGGGAAAATTACAACTTATCGCGGCGAGTACGAGGTCGCAGTTGGACACGCGATTGAAGCAAAGCTGAAGGAGAAAAATGGGTGAGGTTTTATGTTGGTGTCTTTAATCTCACAGCTGCAAAGCGCTTTGAACGCTCCTTCATCAGTGTCAATCGATTGCGCAACAGGAAGGCTGATCTGATCGCCAATGACTGGATCATGGACAGCGGAGCGTTTACGGAGGTGGTGAGATACGGGGGCTATAGACACCCACCGGAGGAGTATGCCGAGCAGATCCGGCGCTGGGCTCACTGCGGGAACTTGGTTGCTGCTGTGGCCCAGGACTATATGTGCGAAGCATTCGTGCTGCGCCAGACCGGCAAGACCATCCAAGAGCACCAGGAGATGACCATCTCGCGCTATGACAGGCTGGTTGCCTGCGACACCGCTGGCGTCCCAATTATGCCGGTTCTACAGGGGTACGCTCCAGAAGACTATGTGCGTCACCTTGAGATGTATGGCGACCGGATTGTGCCTGGGATGTATGTCGGGGTCGGCAGCGTCTGCAAGCGACAAGGAAACGTCAAATCGATTGAGGCTGTGCTGCTTGCCATCAAGACCGCAAGGCCTGATCTCAGACTGCACGGGTTCGGCGTAAAGACCACCGCTCTCGGCAGCGGACTGGTCAGAGAACTTCTGTACAGCGCAGATTCAATGGCATGGAGTTTTGCCGCCAGGCGGGAAGGCCGCGATCAGAACGACTGGAAAGAGGCTGAGGTGTTTAGACAACGGATCGATCGCATGCCAGTTCAAACCATCCTTTTTAGCGGGATTGCAGATGCGTACTAAAGAACAGAGCGCCAAGCAGGTCGGTGTCACCGGGCTCAAGCTGGACTTCAGCGAATCCCCAGTGGTGTTTGACTTCATCAGTGCCAAGAGCTTTGTGCAGGGCATCATGGGGCCAGTAGGATCGGGTAAGTCATACGCCTGCGCAGCCCGGATATTCATCCAGGCCGTCAAACAAAAGCCCTCTTCTATAGACAACATCCGGTACAGCCGCTGGGCCGTGGTACGCAACAGCTACCCCATGCTGAAGACCACGACCATCAAGACCTGGCTGGATCTGTTTCCAGAGGCTACCTTTGGCCCCATGCTCTGGACACCACCCATCACCCACCACATCAG